TAGCCCACTGAATTTTCTCTCCGAACCAGTCAAAGAAGCCTTTCAGCCAATCCCAGATTGCCTGTGCGCTTTCTTTCAATGGCTCCCATGTTTCGCCAAATGCAGCGCGTCCTAAACCGTTCAAAATATCGAGGAAATCTTGCCACAGTTCCTTACAGCCTGTCAGGAATTGCGTCCAATCTCCGGTCTGAAAGCCCGTAATCAAGCCAGCCAGAAGGTCGAACAGATGCCCGCCCAGTGTTATGATGTCCGCGGTCAGGTCAACCAGTCCTTGCCAAAGGGCTTGCAGAACAACTAAAATCGAGCCTTTGTGCTCCTCCCAGAACCGTCCCAGCGAATCAAGAGCGTCTCGGCCAAACTGCTTTGCTCCCTCGAAGAACGCACTGATTTTCTCTCTCAATGCGTCAACATCAACACCAGCCTCGCTCAGGAGCCGCCCAAAGACGCTATCGCCGCCCTGCAGGAAGGTAAAAACATCTTCCAGCACAAGAAACAGCAAGAGCCATTTTGCGGCCGCAAGGGCAGTTTGCAGATTAAATCCTTGCAGGAGTTTCACTGCGCCCGCTAAGAAAGACAAAATCTTGCTTCCGTTGGTTGCAAGGAACAGAGCTGTGGCGACCATCACGATCAGCTTCAGCAGCTGTTCTACGCCGCCAAGTTTCTCGGCAATATTTTTCAGCCACGAAGTCAGCCGTTGTGCTTTTCCTATCAGGAAATCGCTTATGGTTTTTATTGCTTTGCCAATACTGGTTGTGATGCCAAGCATGTCATCTGCGCCTGCAAGCCAAAGCCCCCACTGATTTCTGACATAAGTAAGAGCGTCCCCGATGCCGAAACCGAGTTCATCAAAGTTCTTTTGAATGTCGCTTTCCGCCGCAAAGAACGCTTCTTTCAGTTGCTTTGCGGAAAGTTTTCCGCTCTCTGCCAGATTTTGGAGTTGCTTTTCGGACACTCCCATTGCAGACGAAATGGCTTTCACCACCTCTGGGGCAGCTGTTTTTAAGTTGGAAAAGCTAGATTTGTCCAGCTTGCCCGAAGACATAGCCTTTTGCAGTACGCTCATGGTGTTGTCAAGATTTGCTTCTCTGCCGGAGCCTCTTTCCAGCTTTTCGACAAGCGAAACAAACTTCACAGCATCATCAACTGGGAACAGCTTACTGTTCAGCTGCACCAGCTTTGTCACATCTCCGGCCATGACCCCGTATTCTTCACGGCAATCCTGAGCCCCTTGCAGAATCTTCTGCTGAATCTCCGCTTGATTCCCCATTTCACGGGTTGCTCCGCGAATGGTATCATTGATACCGCCGAATTCTTCTACAAGATTGTTGATTTGTGTGAGCGAAAACCCAATCCCGAGAGTGCCAAGCAGCTTTTTTGCGTAGTTTTTGATTTCATCGATACCAGATTTAGCCGCTTTCACACCATCGTCCGTAGCTTTTTTCGATGGAAGTCCACCCGTTTCCTTTTGGGCTTTCTCTACCTCTTTCTTGATTTCATCAATGCCTGACTTGACTTTTTTCTTCATCTCGTCCGCAACATTCTGGACGGTTTTTATGCCCTTTTTGACATTTTCAACCGTGGCCTTCACCTGTTGAACTGTGCCCTCATCGATTTTAAAACCAATCTGATTGACAAACTTTCCAATAACCGCTTCTCTCGCCATAACAGTTCACCCCCTTTCCTCGTTCTGACGTTTGGTCATCATACGCTCAATATCGCGTTGCATAACAACGATGTCGTATAACTTCAACGCCTCGTCTAAATTATATTTTTCCTTCAATTCCGTCATCGTGGCAACTCGCTCACGAATCAGGGTATACATGACCCATTCCAGCCCTGTTATTTGCTCGCTGTCAAAATCTCCATACTCCTCTGGTCCCCCACTTTGTATTTCGTCATGAGCTTTCCAAAGAGGGTGACGATATCGCTGAAAAAACCGGAATAATTCTGACGGACGACTTCAACGCACAATGCGATTGCTCCAGCAAAGTTCATGCAAAAAATTTCATCGAACGCATCATCGTCCAACGGTTTCCAACTGGATGCTTCATCATCGAAATAACTGACGTTGTTATAATTCAGCGTAAGTTCAGAGATAAGCTTTGTCAGGGCCTTTCCGTTAATATTTCCGAGGGCAACCGTAAGGGCTTTTGCGTCCAGATTTACGCCCTCAAAAATTTCAAGGTCAAGGTCTTTTTTATCGCCGCCAGACATTGTTGCGACTCCGATAATTGGCAGAACGATTGCAGCAACGTCTCCAAAGACGTATGCTGCATTCATTGCTGCAAGAGGGCGAATCTTGAATTGGAAGTTCCCAACCGTTACGTCCTGCATTTCCATGCGTTTCATTTTCATATCAGGTTTCCTCCTTTCAGTTCTTCGGCTCCATCTTGCCAACAGCCCGCAACGTCCACTCCTGATTCTGGCCGGTCTTACCGTAAGCGCACGGGGCAGGCTTAGAAACCCATGCCTTGGGTGCCGTGAAATCCGGATTAGCCCCCAGATCCTTGACCTGCATATTGAAAAGTCCGTTGCCCGGGGTCTGCTTGTTATTGTTGTACTTCTTCAGCAGCCAGTCGTTTGTTTTGGAACCGTACTGCAGAACCAACTTGATTTCATAGCGAGGATCATCCGAAATCGAAATGACCACTTCGCCATCTGCGCCGGCTTCATCCGTCACGCCATCGCCCTGCGGAGTGATGGTGATAAAACTATCTCCCGCAAAACCAGATGCGATATGAATACCCATGGTGCACAGAACATTCTTCGAGGAATAAACAGTTACATCTCCACGCATTTAGCAGTGCTCCTTTCTTAATAATTCAGTGTGCCGCCGATTTTCGCAGCGATCAGTGCACCCGCCAGCTGGGCAGTCCACGTCACACCGGTAAGGCGGCGGCTCTTACGGGTTGCGGCATCCAGGTCGGCCGCACGCGGCACGGTGACGGTATACGCACGGGACGCTTCTCCATCATCAGAGGAAGCATCCTGCACAATGCCGCCGGCACGCACGCCCTCTTCCAGGGCATCAATAACAGCATTCTGTACCAGCGCGATGCCCTGGTCGGTGTAGGGCACCTTGGGCAGTCCTAGGAGCAGGTTCAGCACCTTGGACTGAATCTCGGTCTTCAGCCAGTCACGGAAGCGGATGGTGTCAATCCATTCGCCGCCGCTCACCTTGCCACCCTGCACCATGGCCTTGCTGCCAACGGTCGTATAGTACGAAATATTGCGTGCTTCCAGGCTTGCAATATCCGTAGTGGACAGACCCTGCGCAGACACCATGGAAAGCGACTTGAAGCACCACTGCTCACTGCCCGGGTCATAGGAAAGGAACCGGGCAGCGTAGGCGCAGTTCACACAGTCATTCTCTGCGGTCGCATGAATCACTGCGGTGCGCAGCATAGCATCCGATACCGGAGAGGACGAAATACCAGTAGTTTCGCAGACGCAGAGTTTTTCATTTGCTTCTGTCCAGTCCGCGATGCTCTGGTAAAAGTCCTCCTTGATGCCCGCCGGGCAGATGCAGTACCAGCCCGGCATACCAATGGCCCGGTCAAGGGTCACATCCACCTTTTCGGTGGAACCGCTGGACAACTTCTGCACCGCAATCATGACTGCAGGCGGCTTCGGCGACTGGCCAAACACCTTGCTGGCCGCGATGTACACAGGATCATCAGACGTAAAGCCGGCCCCTTTGAGGTCCTGCAGACTGGCATAGCCCGCCACATCAGGCGTAACACGACCGCCGGGCGTTTTCGGCAGCGGGCCCATGATAAGAATGGTATCGTAGCCGCCATCGATGGACATCGCCTCAGAAATCTGGATATTGACCTCAACGATTTTGTCGATATTCACGTTGCTTTCACTCCTTTACTCATCTTCAAATTTCTTCTCAACTTCAACCTCATCAAACCATCCGGCTTTCATGTCCGCGACCGTTTTGGATGCCGCGCTGGCATGGTCTTCCGAATATTCTCCGTCAGCCGGAGCCAAAGCAGCGTACTCCTTCGTACTCTGCACAAAGTCCACATAAAAGGAACAGCGCGCCCTCTCTACGCCGGGCGCGCTGTTGTGGATTGCTTCAGGTGATCCGTCTGCGCATACCGTGATGTTCATGGCGCGCATTTTGTCACCCGCGTATTGGCTGTCAAAGAACTGAACAGCCTGCTCAAGGTCATCTACGGCCGTTGACAAACCAACCTTTTTCACCCCGGCGGCGTGCTCTGTCTTGCTCTCGGTGACCAGTTCAGCAGAAAACGGAATGTGCTTGCTTTTTTCCTGCCAAAGAATACCGTCCTCGATACGCTCAAACGAACCAACCGGGTCGATGCGTTCAAAATCCAGAACGACATACGGGAGTGGTGGGCGCACGGAATTGGGATAGCTGTAAATCACCGTGCAATGGGGGTACAGTTCCACAAACATGAGCCGAACCTTCTCACGACACTCAGCTGGTGTCATTGGCGTTCTCCCCTTTCTCGCCCTCAACGGCTTCAAACTCCGATATCCAGTGCTTCAGGATTGTATTTCCCCAGTAGATGGACGATTTACAGGCGTACCACTGCCCCATGTAAAGCAGGCGGTCACCGGTCATTTGCTTATCCGGTTCCGTAGGAAAAAGCTGGACATCGCTATACACGGTCAGAATGCCGGTCGTAGAACGGCCGGAAGCATCATCCTGATTGCGGCGCGTTTTGGCCTGTACATCAAGCGGAAGCTGCATATCCGAGTAAGTTGTTTCGGCCGTGCCACTGTCCCACCTGGTGCCCTTATAGCGGCGCACGGTGTACATCTGCTTAAAGATGTTCATTTCTTTCCTTTCGTGATAACGTACTGGCAGTTCTGACGCAAAGTGCCCGTATCAATCAGGGGCTTCGTGGAACTTTTGCCCTCAATATGCACAGGCACCGGGCCTTTCTTGCCATATTCATTCATCATCCAGCCGCCCTCGATGGTAATGGGCGCATTGGGTGCCCATTCCTCATCCTTGATTGCATCCTGAATCATGGACTTTGCCTGCGAACCTATCGCATTGGCAACTTCATCAGCTGTTTCCAGAGAGGACAATGCCTGCTGCGAAAACTCTGACAGTTCATCCGAGTGCTTTTTGATGGTGTCCATAAAAGGACGGGCCGGAATCATCACAGAACCGTCTTTGTGGAGGGTTCCGTAGTGGTTCCAGTAGGCAACCTCGGCCAGTGATGTTTCATCGTCAGCCGCCTCTTGGTCTGCCTGATACCCTACCTCTATAGTCACATCGGCCAGTTCGTTCAGGCGCTCCATCGCCGCTCTGCCCTCTGGTGTCAGGTCAAGTCCGATGTCTCCAACTACCGCCATGGGACGGTCTCCTTATCGAATCATGATAGGCACGATGTGCCGGTTCCGAATCGAAATAAACTGCAAGCCGTAGGAAGTAAGCTGGTACTCAGCATCCCCGGTAGTCCCGGCGGTGCTGGTAGCAAAGGAAATGCTTACGCCACCTTCAGATACGCTGGCAAGTCGCCCGGTGTTTGCAATGGTTCCAAGAGAACTGTCGCCATTGCCTGCCATTTTCATAGCATGACACACCAGAAGCGCCACGGCCAGGTTATAGTCCGCTCCGAATTTTTTCTGCGAAATAACCGGTGCTTGCAGGCCAATCCAGAACGAAATATCTTCATCCGGCATGGCTTTAAACTCGGTGCCCACCATCTTTACAATTTTGGTAATGGCGGCGATATCAGGTGCATCCATCAGGATTCAGCCTCTGCCGGAGCATCGAAATCGGGCTCCTGCCCAGCCTTGGCCTTGCCGCGTGTCTTCTTCTCCTGCACTTCCTGCATCAGTCCCATGCTGATGTAAAAGCCAACAGCGTCAGCAAAGGTGTCACCGACTTCTGCAGTATCGCCCGGCAGCAGGGATGCATCGCCGATACAGATGGGCTTCACGGAAATGTTTTTGATCTTCATGGTGTTGCTCCTTTCTTACAGGCCGTAGACCAGGCAGGCAGACAGAGGATAAGGAATCATCATGCCTGCATCGCGGCCCTCACAGTTGATGACGATTTCCAGGTTGCGATCCTGCGGCGCGTGCTGGAGGAAAGCCATGGGAACCTCGTGGGACATCTTGTCCGAGTCTTTGGTATACAGCAGGCCGATGTTCTTGCCGGTGCTGTTATAGTCCTTGTTGCCCTTGGACAGTTCGCCGGCAACTTCCCAGTTCTTAATCTGGGGAGTGTGATCCTTGATGTAGGACAGAACAGATTCACCGGTGCCATCGATGCGGCGCAGGTTCAGGCTGGTGTACAGGTCGTTGGGCATGACCCAGCTGTCCGGGTGCTCCACATTCTGGGTCAGGGTGTCGATGTAGTTCAGGATGCCGGCAATGTCGGCCGCAATCTCGTCTGCGGTCTTGGATGCCCAGTCGGCCTTACCGGCTGCGCCGTTCTGCAGAGTATAGATGGGAATGTTATTGCCGGAGGACAGAACGCCGATGATGCCCGTCTTCTCGTCGCCGTGCCAAATCAGGTGATTCACCTTGACATCGTACACCCGGCGGGCCGCTTCAGCACGCGCAGAGTCCAGAGACTTCATAATACCCAGCACCGCATTGCGGCGGCAGGCACGCAGTTCCTGCACGTTGTAGCCGTAGCTGTCACCGATGTTGACAATTTCCGCACGATGGGGAGTGCCCTTCACATCGACACGGGGCAGGTCGCTGGCGTAGTTGGCGATAACATCAGCAAAGCCAACCGGCTCATAGCTGTAGTATTCGATATACGCAGCTCCCTCATCGGTTTCGCTGGTCTGAGGGAAGATCTTCAGGCCGGACAGCTCCGGGAAGTCCTTATCGTACGCCTTGGTCTTGACATGCGCCAGCTGCTTGGCGAAGAAGATGCCTGCATTGTCGGCTCCATCCAGACGAATCTTCGTGCCGGGGAACGGGTTCTTATATGCCTGGTTAATCAGGGAGGCACACTTGCCGTTCAGGGCAAGGCGGTCTTCCTCGCTGTAACCGTTGGCGGGGTCGAAAGGATTGTACTTAGCCATATTGAACCTCCTTAGATCTGCTCTGCGAACTGGGCGGGTGCAATGCCGTTCTGGGCCGCACCGATGAAGCGGGCCTTGACCGCCAGATTGGTGCCCTTGGTCGGGGTGAACTTGCCTGCATCGTCGCCGGTAATCACAAGATAAACCGGCTGACCGTAAGCAGGTTCCGCCTGATCGGCAAGCTGCACCCACATCTTGCCGGTCTGGCAGACATCCAGAATCTGGCCTTTGCGCAGGAGCACAGCACCATCATCGTCCATCTCCGTATTGGCGCTGTACATCACAACGCCCTCGAACTTCTCGGCGGTCGCGCCGGTTGCAGGAAGGGCGATGTCCTTGCCGGGCTCCGCACCCTGCACAACGCCGCAGCCAAAGAACAGCTTGCCATCCTCT